ATAGCATCTAATCCGAATCACATTGACAACTGGGTAGATGGATGCGGGTATCTTGCCTGCGGAGGAGAATTGACCAATGACATTAGTTAAAGAAGCCGGAAAGTTTTTCTACAAGGCAGAGGGTTTTGACGAGGCTGTTATAGGCATCGCGGAAAGATGCGGGGATTTACAACAAGTGATTGCTTATGATGCTGACAAGTGCCTAGACATTCTAGTTGCACAGGGCATGGAAGAACATGAGGCAATCGACTACTTCAACTACAACGTAGCTGGAGCTTATGTTGGGGAAAGAACCCCTGTGTTTATTTTCAGGCATTCACTGGAAGATATCGAGAGTTATTATGAGTGAGTCATATCAGTATCACTTGCTAGCGCAAGATTTAAAAGACGTTGCGTGGGGCAACACAGATAGTGACTGGTCGCCGCCTTCGTCGCTGCCTGACCTTACTCAATACGAAAGGATATCAATTGACCTTGAGACCAGAGACCCCAACCTTACAACTCTTGGTCCGGGCTGGACTAGAAAAGACGGATACATCATTGGTATAGCCGTAGCGGCAGGAGATAGTGCATGGTACTTGCCTGTCAAACATGACGCTGGGAATCTTCCACGCTCATCTGTAATGGCTTGGATGAAGAAAATGATGGCTACCCCGCACATTGAAAAAATTATGCACAACGCACTGTATGATTTGGGGTGGCTGCGGGCGGAAGGAATCGAAGTACAGGGCAAGATAATTGACACAATGGTTGCTGCCCCGCTGCTCAATGAAAACCGCCGCTGGTACAACCTAGATTCACTGGCTCGTGATTATCTTTCAGAGCGCAAAGATGAAAAAATTCTTCGTTCGGCAGCAGAGGAGTTTGGTGTCAATGCCAAAAGTGAAATGTTTCGGCTGCCGTCTAGATATGTTGGCCCCTACGCAGAGCAGGATGCTGCCGTTACCTTGAGGTTGTGGGAACGTCTGCGGACTGATTTGATAAAGGATGAATGCACATCAATTTTTGAACTGGAAACAAGTCTAATCCCTGTCCTGTTGGACATGAAGACTAAAGGTGTCAGGGTAGACATGGATCGTGCAGAGCAAACAAAAAAAGAACTTACTGCTCGTGAGCGCACCCTACTTAAAGAAGTGAAGGAAGAGACCGGCGTCGCCATCGAGCCGTGGGTTGCGACATCTGTTGCAAAAGCCTTCGACTCTGTGGGGATCAAGTACGCGACAACAGAAAAAACGGGCGCGCCGTCCTTTACCAAACAATTTCTTGCGAACCACGAGCATCCTCTCGCAAAGAAGATTGTGAAAATTCGTGAACTTAATAAAGCAAACACTACTTTTGTTGAAACAATTCTTGAACATTCGCATAACGGTAGAATTCATTGTGACTTCAATGCCCTTCGTTCTGATGATGGGGGTACTGTAACCGGAAGATTTTCTTCGAGCAACCCAAACTTACAGCAAATTCCTGCGAGGGATCCTGAGATTAAGAAAATGATTCGCGGTCTTTTTGTCCCTGAAGAAGGCTGTAAGTGGGGATCGTTTGATTATGCGTCGCAAGAGCCTCGTTGGCTAGCCCACTACTGTGCCACCTTGACAGGCGTGGATCGGCACCCACAGATTGACGAGGTTGTGAAAATGTATCATGAAGGCAACGCCGACTTTCACCAGATGGTGGCCGACATGGCAGAGATTCCACGCAAGGAAGCCAAGACTGTTAACCTTGGCATTATGTATGGGATGGGAAAGAAGAAACTCGCAAACGTGCTTGACATTACAGAAGAGGAAGCCACCTCGCTTCTGAATAAATACTATGAAAGGGTTCCGTTTGTTAAAGGGCTTGCTGACATGACATCTAGATACGCCTCTGACCGTGGTGTGATTCGTACATGGCTTGGAAGAAAGTGTCGCTTTGACATGTGGGAGCCAGTGTCATACAGTTATAATAAGCCATTGCCTCAAGAGCAGGCAATGAAAGAGTATGGCGGCAAAGGACGTATCCGCAGAGCATTTACATACAAAGCCCTGAACAGGTTGATTCAGGGGTCAAGCGCCGACCAAACAAAGAAAGCAATGGTGGATTGTTATAGTGAGGGCTTATGTCCAATGCTTACAGTTCACGATGAACTTTGTTTCAACATCGAAAGCAAAGAACAGGCGGACAGAATTGTTGATATAATGTCAAACTGCGTCCCTGATCTTAAGGTTCCTTTCGAAGTCGATGCTGAACTTGGAAACAACTGGGGTGAGGTAGGGTAAATGTTTAAAGCAATGCTACTATTGTGCTTTGTAGTTAATCAACAGCAGTGTATTACCGCCATTGATAACCGGGGGCCATATAAAACAATCGGCCAGTGCAATGACAGGCTTGCTGAAATGACCATAGATATAATGAACGATCCCCGAACTGCAGGACAATTTATAGTATCAGAGGGAATGTGTGCAGAAATGATGGGTACAAAGACAAAAACGTCAATTCTCAGCGACCTCGGGGTATAATGGTACGTCCATTGATACTGAGCTCGACGAGAATCGATGTTTTTATTTAATGATTTCAGTCCTTTGCGAGATCACGGATTCGCTTAACTAAACGCTTTGCACGGTTCGGAACCTGATCATGCCACCTCGAATCGACCATTTCGTCGGCTGCGCGTTCCCAATCTCTGTCATCAATCCCTGCTTTCATGCCCTTGAACTTGGACAGGCGAGGGTATCCGAGGTTAAAGCACATGTTGGCAATGACTAACTGAGCTTCTTCGGGCAGATCGTCAAAGTCTGGATACAGTCTCAAGCAATCTTCGATTGTCACAGCGATGTCAAGGTTGAACCGCTGCCGTACACGCTCTTCTGATACAGGTGTCCCGACAGGTAAGCCATACTCTGGGTCATGCTCTTTGACAAGTGCCCCGATTCCGAAGGTTGGTAGACCAAGGTGATCTAAATATATCTCGAACTTACAACCTTCGTCTTCTGCAAGCTCTTCTCTCAACTGATCTTTATTCACTGCTGACTCCTGCGGTATATTTCAACATTCTTCATTATGTCTTCTGGGTTTCCACCAAGAAGTTCTGCAGGTATTGGCTGACCCTGATAAGTAAACCCAACAGGTGTACCGACCGCCTGTCCCGGAACCTTGGTTGTTGGACCGGGGGCCGGCGCCTGTTGTGGGCTAGGCATTAGGCTAGGCAGCGTTACATTTCGAAGTGCTTCACCAGCCAAAGAAGGAAGCACGGGTGCGGGAGCAGGCGCTGACATACTTGCTCTGTCTTCCGGATCAGTAAATGATCCTTCCGGCACTGCTTCAGGGTAATCAGGATCAATGGACAAGCGCTTCAATTCTGCTTCAAGAACCCTTAATGTGCCCATTGGTATATTGTGGCCTTTAGTTCTAGCCTCTTTAATCTTTTCTTTGCTTGGAGTAAATGGAAGATATTCTCCTCTCAGCAAAGCTTTGATCTCTTGCCTTCCCAGTTTTTCTTTTTTTAAAAGTTTTTCTACTTCCCTTTTACTCAAGCCTAAATCTTGAAGAGCTTGTATATCTTTTGCAAACTTACGAAACACTCTTAGCCGTGCCTCGTTTGCTGCGAGGTACCCTCGAACATAATCATCCTCATCGGCGAAATCCATATTAGCCATGTCGTTAAACAGCGTGGCTGCTTCTGACCGCAACTCTTTAAACTCGTTTGCCTTAAACCTACCTATGCGGTCTGGGTCAACTTTAAATGTTTGCAAACCTACAAGCTGTCTGAAAATCTCACCTTTCGGGGCATAAGTTCTGCCTGTGCTTGGCTCTCTTTCTTGAATACCAAACGACTCTACGCGGTTAAACAAAGACCGAGGCAGGCGGGAAAGCTCCATTTCGTTTAAGTCAGCGCCGGTTGGAAATCTTACAGGGGTAAGGTTCATAGGGCCAGTCTGATTGATTACATGAATTAAGGCCCGTTCTAGTTTTTTCATGCGGGTTTCTGCTTCCCGGTAAACACGCGCCCCTGTTTGTGTTTCACCTCCTCTACCAAATATAGCTTTCGGTGCAACATCTCTTAACGCCGCAAAAGAAATTGACTCTGACAAAAATGGATCAAGAAATTCTTCGTACACAGACTCCCACATTGCATTTATAACTTTTTCTCCAAAGCCTGCATCGGGATTAAGTTTGTCCTGTTCGTCCAAGCTGTTAAGCAGGGCCTCAAAAGGACGGATCAATGCGTCATATGGGTTAAACCTACTGTAGTCCATAATTTCTAGCAGGCCATCTTGATCTCTACCCAAAGCTACAAGGACGCTGTTCTTTTGATAGTCTGCTGCAAGAGTCCGCGCTGCTTCCATTTCTTCTTCAGAAACACCCGCCAGTTTCATTGACATATCTCTAAGTGCAGGCCCGGCTACATAGAAAGTAGACAATGAGCCCATAAGTCTTCTCATGCCAATTTCACGAATGGCTTTGTCGTCACTGGTAAGCTCTTTAGCTGCAGTTTCTAGGGTGTTAAATCCTGTGCGTAGAATCTCCGCCGGGAAAGCAATAAAGTTACCAATAGGAAGCCCGCGAATATCTTTAATTACTTGAGGCACAAGTTCATAGTTTGGTACAAGGTTACGCACATTTTCTGCCGCGCGGTTTTTGATTGCCTCTTCTATTGAGCCGGCTTCTTCACCATCAATAAACTTTTTAAATCTGTTTGTGGCAGCGTCAATACGGAACTTGTACTGCTCGTCAGTCATAGCTCCACGATTTTGGCGGATGTTATCAATAATATTGGTGTAAGCTTCACGGAGCTTTGATGCTTCAAACTCATAGTTGTATATTTTCCAAACATCATCGCCCGCACGATATAGGTCTGCAGCCTTACCCAAGAACTGCCATCCTTTGTTGCGCCTGTTATTTCTATCTAACGATCCGCTAAGGTCCAGTGGTCCGAGTCTTAGTCTATAGCCTCGGTCACCAGTGGTTGCTACATCCGACACAAGAGCCGCATCTTCCATTACGTTCATGTTTCGTGGATCGGTGCCCTTGCGTAAGTTATCCTGAATTTCCCGGAGCTGCGCGCTGCTTCCAAGAAGACCTCTGCGTTGCATATCAGTCAGATATGCAAGACCTTCTTCGTCTGTTTTGTTCGCTAGATCTCTTAGCACAAGTTGCACAGATTCAAAAATGTTGGCCCCCGATCCAATGTTTCCTTGTGCCATTGCAAAAAGGCTGGCTGAGGTTACGTTTCTAACCTGCGTGATTGGAGACAAGATAGTTTTGTTAAACTGTGTAATTCCCTTAAGCTTCATCATCATGCCGTAGGTTTGACGAAGAACTTCGTTTAGACCCTCGCTTTGAGTTGCGGCTCTACGAGACAGAGATTTCCACATAGCTTGAGGCACAGCAATGTTGTGCATTTCACCAAACGCACTTTCTGCTGCACCGGGATCTGACGACCGTATATTGCCGGCACCATCCATACGTCCAATAACGTGATAGCCTTCGGTCTTTAGTTCTTTTAACAGATCGTCTTCAGCGGTATCTAGTTGCGACATAAGCTGTCTAATTCTACCTTCAGACGCGCCGCTTGCAGCAGCTTGATCTAACTGCACTTGTATTTCTTCTCTTCTTCTAGCGACCTCGTCAACAAGATTTATGTAACGTGCCTTTCGCTTTGGTCCAAGATCAGCCAAGGTGGCGGCGGGGTTCTGTTCCCGAAGAGCTGCGAGCTGTTCTCTTTCTATAGGCGAGGCAAAGCGCTCGCCGTACTTACCGCGCCGAAAAAGTGCATCCTCCATATCAACATTGGCGATTTGTCTTAACCGAGTATAAAAAGCGTCATTAGCAATAAAGGTCGAAAGGTCTGAAACAGTGGCGATGTATGCTTCTGTTGGATTTTTAGATTGGCCTAAGATTTCTTTTAGTACCGGGCTATCAACCTTACGCCGATTTAAAAGCTGTGGATTTAGTCTGCGGATAGCTGTACGGCCAACAGGCTCACTGCTTATTCTCCGACCTGCGGGTGTTTTGCTTAAGACAAGGCGGATGTACTCGCGCATCTGTCTTTCAGTCAGCGTGTCAATTGTCTGGTCGTCTGTTACTTTAAACACATCTTCAGTCTTGCCCAACACTTCTTTAATGTGATTAAAGGTTGTGGACTCATACCTGCCGCCACGGCTTGACCTAATCATGTTAAACAGTTCGGCCTCACGCGCAGAGCCAGATTCTATTTTGTAGTCAGGGTTTTCATATGCAGCATACCGGCGTCGCAAGTAACCGCCTGTTTCAATGTTATCT